AATGATTACTATAAAGCAACCACTCGAGAGTGTGATGTTAGATAGTAGGGCTACTGCCAAAAGCAGTAGTACCATCTATACGAATACCAATACTGGTATCCATTTTAAATCTGGTGTACGTGGGACGCAGACGATGCGGCCAGATGAGAAGGGAGATTGTACAGTCTCCATTAACACCTTTCTTAGTGAACATGGTTTTAAGACCGACGTATTAAACGTCATCCCAAATCGTCATTCGCTAACACAGTTTGACGCTTCACTGCTAGCCCTACTAGTAAGGCTATCGACGTTAAGTTTAAGTTATAAAAACCCTACTACCACTACTGGTCGTAGAAGGTTTTTCTTAAATTATCAACGTCATTTGCTTAATACTAAGCAACTACATAAGTTTTTATGTATTAAACCTTCTGATTGGTCCCGTATGGAACAAATCTGGAAGAGTTTTTCGTCTCTAATATTAGGGAATCCAGAATTACGTCTCGTAAGAGACCCAATTCTTAAACAATCTATTCTTTCTTTTAAGAAAAGATTTATCCTTTATTTTACCAGGAAATCTAAACTACTCAAGTTTAGGGTCAAACGACCTAAGAAATCAGTGGCACTATTGCCTGTGGGATCGCGCAGTATTGCACCGAACACACCTGATTTCCGCTGGAAGTTTGAACTTAAAATTGAGGAGTCTAGATTCCTGCAAATAGAAGATTATGTAAAAGGACTAAGTACGTTATTTCAGCGTAAGCTTTTTAACGATACTTATAGTTTTACATATGATGAGTTGCCGAGACTATTCTCGTTCTCAGATTCGGGTTATCCGATTATTTCAATTTTTGGTGGTCATTTATTACGCTATCGTAATATATTACAACCAGAGTTTGAAATTAAAGACAAGGATTTATTAACATTGTCTACCTATCGTACTGTAGGTCGTTCATTACCTCCGTCGTCTAAACAACGTGTAATCAACGATGCTATGTCCTCTATTGCCATATGGCAATCTTCCTTTAATTTCGGTAACGAAATTCATAGGAAGTTTATAAGGAATTTAGATGCTATTCTTATTAGCCTAAGATTTAGTAGAGTTCCAAAGAGCTCACACCTAAGTCTTTTTTGTTCTGCAACTTTTGACACTTCTTGTAGAAGAGGTGGCTTAGCTGCAGAAGCTCGTAAATATTACAAATTACTTAATAATCGCAAGTTCAAAGCTGAACCCAGCGATCATAAGTATAATATACTAGTTGATGCATTCTATAATAAATCAACAAGTATTGACGCCTTATTAAGAGGCGAGAATAATTTCTCCCCACTAACTAATCTCCTTTATAGGGAATTAGCCAGTGAGGATAGATTATATTTCTTCGTTGAAGACTTTGGTCTTCCTGAAGTAAAGTGCTTTAATGCAGGTCATAAGTTATTACTTATAGCCTCAGCACTTATGATGGAGTTTGGTTCTTATGAGCCGAAACCTGATGTCCTTGTAAAGGTATCAGGTTTATCTTTACCTTTCTGGTATGATAACCCTAAGTTATTAATACGGTATAAACCTATTAATATCCCAGTCCGTATGGCGGCATCTGCTACAGCTGGTTGTAAAACCAGAGTTGTAACAATTAATAAATTTTGCTTTGCCATCATTGGTAAATACCTTCACCAGATGACAAGACAATGTTTATTAAGATCTGATATATATCAATCTGGACAACGTCTTCTTTGGTCTTCGGCCCATAAATTCAACCCCCTATGGGGTTGGTTTTACAGTCAAGACCTGAAAAATAGTACTGATTATTTCAGTCTCCAAATTGTTTACTTAATTTGGAAGTATGTTGCTAAATATGTCGAGCATCAAGACGTTCGACATCCTTTTCTCGTATGGGAAAAGATTATCTCATTCCCCCGTACTATTCATGTACCTAAGTACTTGACTAGTACGGGCTACCACATCTTTCTACAAAGCCGTGGTAGTCTTATGGGGGACGCAATGTCAATAATGACATTATCCTTGTTTGGTTTAGTTTTTGACCGTATGGTCAGAACTATGTATACCAATAAGTTTTTAAAATTTCCAAGTTTGTTACTTGGAGATGATTATCTAGCTAAATTGCTAGATCTAGGTCACTGTGAATTCGCTAGCGAACTCACAGTGAAACTAGGTTTAGTATTATCTAAGAAACATGGTTATTCCAAACGAGCCGGGGTATTCGCTGAACAGTCGATAGCGACTGTTAAGCGACGGCTCGTTTTCTTGGATAGTATTAAACTCCGATTGTTA